TGATGAAGAGGCACTACCAGAAACTGCTGGTTTCTTCTTTGGTGGAAATGCTGACGATCATTATGCAGAAGCAGACCGTGAGTTTATTGTACAGGCTAGAGCAGCGATCAAACAGGGCTACAAAGTAGTCTATAGTAGCTGGTGGTAATGATGAACAAAGAAGATATAGATGCGCTCGCTAAATTGGCAGGAATAGTATTCCTGTGGTATATGGGCGGGTATATCTTCGGATACACCCTAATCATTTTATTAAATAAGATAGGTTTGTTTTAATGGCTAGAGTTAAATGGATTTATTGCCCCATATGTGGAGCAGTAGTGGACGAGTACGAAGACAAATGTTCGCAATGCGGATATGATAAAGTCTGGGAGGACGAAGATGACGAAGCGTAGGGAATACTTAGAAGCTCGTAATAGAGAGATTAGGGAATTAAGAAGATCTGGACTTACACTAAGAGAGATTGGTGAAAAGTTTGGTGTAACAAGAGAAGCTATTAGGTTAGTCTGTAAAGGCATACCTAAACCTGACTTAAAGACCTACCATAAAAAGAAATGTGTGAATTGTGGTAAAGAGTTTATTGTTTCCGGCGATAAGAAAAGAAACAAGACTTGCAGTAAAGAATGTTTTGCCGCAATACAAAAGTATAACAACTACAAGAATGGTAAGTGGACTAATGACTTAGTTGAGTTTGATTGCCCGACTTGTGGCAAAAAGTTTACTCGGTCTAAGAAGTTGATCGGAATTGCTAATCATAGTTATAGAAGTAGGGGTAAAGACCCTTCAAAGAAGAAGTGGTACTGCTCAAGAGCTTGCAACATGAAAGCAATTCATACTAAGGACGAGCTAAAATGATAAAGCTACAAGATATGAGTATACCGGAATTGTTGAGTTTAATATCTAAGCTAGAAAAAATGGTGAAAATCATGGCGATAGTAGCAGTATCTTCAGCAATATTTTATATCCTGAATTATTTCATGTAAAGGAAAATACTAATGGCAAGAGCTGGACGTAGACATGTAACTGGTAGCGAAATAACAACTAAGAGTTGGTTTGGTTCACACTCAGAGATGGTAGTGGAAGAACTAGAAGATGGAAAGGTTGTATGCGAAGATGATAACGGTAAGTATATCACTTATGCAAACAGACTGGACAATGGATTAGCCGACCCACGCAGGTCAGCGGAAGACAGGATGATGGAAAATGGCTAAGAAACGATTAACTGTTAAAGAAGCGTCCGCACAACGGACGAAGAAAGTTAGAGATTTGTTTACGAATTCTCTTAAAACCCACTTCCTTGTTCACACAGGCCATGTTACAAACGAAGCCAGTTGGCTCTATGACGTTCATAGAGTTGGAGATTGTTTGATGGCGGGACTTAGAGGCGACGACAGTCACGAAGAGACTCGAATTGCTTTAGACCGTAAATACAAAAGATTAGAAAAGATGCGAGGTCAAAGTTGAATATTTTTGTTTTGGATCAAGATGTTGGTGTTGCGGCTCAATGGCATGTCGATAGACATGTTGTAAAGATGCCTTTGGAGACTGCTCAGATGCTCTGTACCGCACGGCATGAACTCGGCTGTACTCCTGAGTCTATTCCTTACCGCAAGACGCATACAAACCATCCGTGCAGCGTATGGGCGAGGAAAAGCCTTGCCAATTACAAATGGCTATGTGATATGGGCATTGCGTTGTGTAAGGAATATACACATAGATATGGCAAGGTGCATAAATGCGAAGCCATAATAGAAGACTGCATAAAAAATACTCCTGTACACAATGTGTTTGAATATCTTGAACTCACTCCATTTCCACAAGCTATGGATGATGAATTCAAAATGAGTGACCCTGTAATCGGATACAGGAATTACTACAACATTGGAAAAGCTCACTTACACTCATGGAAGAAAAGGCCAGTACCATACTGGATTGGATAATATGAAAAAAGGTTTACCCGTAGATGGTCAATGGGAACGTGTCGAACTTTACGCAGAAAGATATAGTAAGAAGCAAGACATTTATACTGGCGACCCTTTAATGGATCAAGACTTGGAAGATTGGTATACTAGTGTTGCCAAGTCTAAAATAGGAAAACATCTATCGAACTATCAAAAAGAAAAGCATAAGGTTTCAAGTAACAATGGCTGATTTTTGTTATGATTGTACAGATGAGCTTTTTGGTCAACGGTATGCACCAAAGAATGACATGGCCGACCTTGTTTCAAGAGAAGAATATGAAAAACATGGTATAACAGCTAAGGTTCTTTGTGAAGGCTGTGGGATCATAGAAGTAGATCATAGAGGTAAGAGGTTAGAAAATGCCTGAATATCAAGCAGTAATTAAAAGTAACATCAAGGGTGTTAATTCAAGAAAAGTTAAACTACTTGCTAGTTGTCATTCTGATGCTGAAAAAGACATTAGTAAGTCTTTAGCAAAAGACGAATATCTTCATTCCCTAGATAATATAAACTTTCCTAAAGACAAATTCAACATAGTGGGACGACGATGACTCAATATAGATTTCAATGCTGTGGTCAATTAGCCACACACAAGCAATGTTCTAATACACCATGCAATTTTTGTGGTAAAGATAATCCTATTTGTGAAGAAATTGACAAAGAAGACATGGTATTCCCTACAACCTCTGGTTTTTCAGGCGATAAAAAGTATGAAAATAGAAATTGGGGTTCATTTGATATTTTATTAGATGAGGAAGGGGTCAAGATAAAGAAGATAGTAGTTAAGTCTGGTCAAAGATTAAGTTTACAATTACATAAAAAGAGAAAAGAGCTTTGGTATGTAATAGATGGATTTGGCACTATGCAGATTGCTGATGAAGAATTCAGCATAGAGCGTGGAGATAAAATTACTATAAATAAATACGAAGTTCATAGAGTTAGAAACTCTGGATTGATTGATCTAGTTTTTATAGAAATACAAACTGGTGATTGTCAGGAAGATGACATCATCAGATTAGAAGATGATTATGGAAGAGAATAGACTGGTTTTGTTTTACGTTAATGCGTGCAAACATCCTGATACTAACGCCGGTCTAAGCTAGATAGCAAGCCGCTGGTGATCCTTCTGTTTGAAGATGAACCAAAGGCGAACTATCTAGCAATGCCCCGTTCGTCTAGTGGACTAGGACATCGGCTTTTCACGCCGAAAACAGGAGTTCGATTCTCCTACGGGGTACTATTACTTTTATTAGGAGCTTAATATGGATACTCTTTCTACTATACTATGGACTGCGGCAATAACATCAGGTTTATGGATGTGTTATTTGGGATACAAGACGCACAGATCGTTAATATACCTACGCAAAAAACTAGAATCAGTGACTAAAACACACGAAGTTGACAAATAATTGCGTAAACCGTTGCAAATAAAGGACTTAGAGTTATTAAGTTTTGCTCATGAACGTAAGTCCTTATATATCAAGCACTTACAAAGAAAATGTACAGATGAATAATTGGAAAGCATACTTTGAAGAACAAAAACTAAGAGAATCTTTGAAGAAAGAGAACACCAAGAGGAACATCAAATACCTTTTGATTGCTGTTGCTTCTATTATTTTAATCTCTTTATTTGCGGCAGTCATTGGATCACCTGCACTAGCCAAGTTGATCTTTGGAAGTTTGTTTGCTTTACTTGGTGTGGCTGCGGCAATAGCACATATTGTTTGTTACTACTGGGTGATTGCGGCTGTGTTTCAAGATGAAGGAATTAGCGGAGGTCTTGTCTTCTTATTTCTTTGTGGAATAACTTGTTACCTATACTATATATATTATTCGTTTGTGAACTGTAGCTCTTTAGTTGCAATATTAGGTAGCTTCGGGGCTTTATTTGCTAAGTCATTGGCGGCAGCGGCAGTTTACACTTATACTGGTGGCGATTTTACTATACCATTGTTTGGTATGCAGATAGTTCCTGTATGAAAAGACACAATACAACTAAAGAGGGTAGATGGAAAAGTTATTCCGACTACATGGAAGAGAAACTGGAGGTTAAGAGAAAGAACCTAAACAAAAAGATAATCAAGATTGCTGTTGTTATCTTTGTATTAACAATTTGTTTTTTTGTCATTTGGTTCTCTCTTACTTAAATATGAAATACTTACTTGGCTGTTGCGGCAGAATAGTAGAAACAGATAATATGCCTGTATGGTGTATTAGGTGTGGTGAACACAGAATAAAGGTAACTGAATTTACTGATGAGACTATTTTGCCATGTCCGTTTTGTGGTGGTCATCCACAAGCAGAAGCTATGGAGACAATAGGTCTTTATTGGTATGAGTGCGATGATTGTGGTGGAGCTAGTGGTTCCGCTGATGATTGGGTAGAAGCTAGAAAGAAATGGAATGGAAGAAAATAATAGCATACATGTCCAATGGATAGACGGTAAAGAAATGTTTGCCGTATGGGATGAAGCAGATATGCTTCTTGGTTATTACGACACAAGACAAGAAGCTGAAGACGCATTTGTTGAATATTGTAATGAGGTTTTTCCAGATGAGTGATATAAACTTTACAGATGTAAACTTTGAAGATCATCGTGATCCATTTAAGGCTTTCAATATACACATGTCTATTGTTTGTGATTTAGAAGAAGGCGGTAAGATCACAGAAAAAGAAGCAATGGCTCAAGTAAAAGCTATCTATAAACAGTTTAAGTTTTATTACAAACACACGTTAAAACCCAAGTTGGAAAGCAAGGATAAAAAAGGATTCTACAAATGAGAATTTTATTGTTGATGTTGCTATTTTGTAGCAACTGTATTGCTAATGAGTTTACGAAAGTTTCTCCACAGGGAGATCGCTATGATTCCAGAATGTGGCATTACAATAAGAAACTACAAAAGGTAGTTATAAAACCTGAGTATCAAGGAATGTCTCAATACCAAAGGTTTAGAGCCGCTGGGATAGACCATCACTTTGATGATCCAAATTGGATTGCTCATAATCAGAAACAAATTGAAAAAGCACAACTCAAGAAGCAGTTGATAGCTCAAAAAGCAAAGTACCGATCAACAACATACAACCAAAGACCTGTTTTTGTTTACAGATATTTTTATTATTACCAACCTTCTTATTATCATTGGCCGATGTATAGCTCAGGAAGCATCTGGAGTAGCCGATGAGAGTAGTAGTAATATCTGGCTTCTTTAATCCTTTGCATATTGGTCATATAGACTATATATCTTCAGCTAGAAATCTTGGAGACTTTTTGATTGTAATCGTTAATAGCGATGAGCAAGTTAAGATAAAAGGTTCAGTTCCCTTTATGAACCAAGATGACAGACTAAGAATAATCAGAAATATAAAAGGTGTAGACAGATCTGTAATTGCTATCGACAAAGACGGATCAGTTTGTCAAACGATAAGAGAAGAATTCAGAAGACTTCAGAATGATCCTTTCTTTGAAGATATGATATTCGCAAATGGTGGAGATCGAAAAGAAGGTGGCGTTCCAGAAGATGTACTTGAAGAAGAGCTTGGAGTGAGAATGATTTACAACGCTGGCGGCGATAAGGTTCAATCATCCAGTAATCTAATAAAAAAAGCAGAAGTTTTTTCTAAAAAATAAAAAAATTTTTTACTGAGTAGTGTAATAATATGCTAATATTTTCATTAGTAACTTTTTAATTTGGAGTAACTGATGGACAAGTGGCTTAAAAGCAAAGCATTAGCTGTTGCTATCGAAATGACGAACAACACCAAGAATGGTGGAAAAGCATTAGAAGAATTTGCTAAGTATACGGGAAGACAAAACGGAGAAGATGTTTTGTATTTCATGTTTAAGAATATTGCAGACCATGTTGAATTTTGTACAAAGAATCCAGATATTGCAGGTGACATAAATGAAATTCGGTATCATTTTTAATGATGGCAATTTAACAGTTGAAGATTTTAAGAAAGAGTGCCAAAAAGAAAAGTGGCTCCCTTTAACTGTATTAAGAGAAAAGGCTACTGGCGATACCTATGTGCCTGTCTTCAACAACTCTAATACTGCTCATAACTTCATGAAGAGAAACTTTAATACGGACGAACATGCTTGCGGCATGACAATCCTCACAGACGAAGATGTAGAAGAGTTTACATCTAGAGGGTGGAAAGTTATGCCAATGAAGTATCCAAGAAGAATCGTTACCGGACATCCAGAATATGATTTAGATGTTGAAGTATTTGAAATCAAAGAAGAGCCTGAATTATCTTCTTACTCAAAGGTATAAACATGTATAAAACAATAAACTTTATAAACAGGAAATGGAACAGTTCAGTCTTCTTTTTCCACGATCTTGCAACAAAAACCAATATAAATTTTTTGGTCAAGTTTAGCATATGGGCGCATGACAGAATGATTTGGCAACTACCTGAAAGGTTACAGCTTATAGGTGGCGTACCTGTTTATCAGCTTAGATTAGAAAGAGAGCTAGAGATAGCTAAACACCAAGCTGAATACTGGAACAGTTATGCAGGAGAGCTTCAGGAACAAGTATTCAATATGCTTGAAGAAGAAGAAGAAAAACAAGAAGAGCCTGAACTTGCAACAGTCAACGGATAATAAGGACTTTCAAACATGGAAGAAAGACTGGGCGGGAAACAGGACGATGAAGCAAAACGCAATGAACTTGCTGAACACTTTGGGAATGATCTTTTGTTTGCCGATAATTTTGATAATGCTATCATTGGCGTTTCTATGGGCATTAGTTGTGGAACTAAAGTTGTGTATGATGCAAAAGAAATGGCAAGAACACTAGTAGTTTCAGAAGGTATAACAGAAGAAGAAGCATGGGAATATTTGGAGTTTAACACCTTTAATGCTTATGTAGGTGAAAACACTCCAATATTTGTCAGCACAAGTTTAGATGTATAGATACAGGCTAAACAGAGTAATGGAAGATACTTATTCGTTTGCCGTATTTGATTTTGAATCGAATCTCGTGCTATTAAGTATAGGTAAAAAAAATAGAGTGCAAAGGATTGCCAAAGACTTAGGTTTTAATATTAAAGAGGAATTAAAAAAATGGCAATCAAAGAACACTTCACAAAAATGCTAATTACTATTGGTTGGTTTGGTACTGGCGCGGCAATCATATCATTATCGGTAGTTTTATACAGAAGTCTTTCAACAGGCTAATATGGATTATACATACAGAGCAAAGTTAGTTCGATGTGTTGATGGAGACACGGCAGTGTTTGACATTGACTGTGGTTTTCATATATCTCATCGTATATATGCTCGTCTATCAGGAGTAGATACTCCAGAAAGAGGACAGCCTGACTTTGACATAGCAACTCAAATGCTACACAACCTAATAAAATTTCAAGAAGATAAAGAAGGGTATGTTTTAGTTCATACCAATAAGACGGGAAAGTTTGGGAGATGGTTAGTAACTATCAACGAAGTAAACAAGGTTCTTGCCGAGAGATGGCCTTATGAATCCTGAACAACCAGCATTTGATATAAACTATATAATCAGTAAGACTAAAGATAGATTCGGTTCTGAAGTGGCTAATGCCGCTGTTGCCAATCTAGTAAAGCAAGGATTATTAGAACAATACGTTGACCAAGATGGAAACTTTAGATTTGCCTTAACGGATGAAGGTGAACAAGTGGCTGAGTTTCTTGAAAAGAATCCTGAAATGCTACTTGATGATGATAACGAGAAATACGAAAAGGATTGAGTATGTCTCATAATTTCCAAGAAGAGATAGCTGTTCATCTTTCTGTTAGAAACAGAAGAGATTACCAGTCTAACAAAGTAAACAAAGGGATAGTGTTACTCGGCTCGAACAGAACTCTTAAAGATTCTGGACATCCAGAGTATATGGAAGCAAGGGTTAATAAGCTAAGAGAGCTTTATGAACAATGCGAGCCTGAATACGAATACTACTATGAGCTTCCTGAAGGCGAAACAGATGGTAGAAAATCTGTCAGAATGGAAAAGATAATTGGAGAAGACATAAGCCCTTTTGACCTTCCAAACTTTGAAGAGCTAATGCCAAAAAAAGAAGATTATTTGGACAAATACTCAGAATGACAACATACGAAGTAGAATTTGAAGAACTTGATCTACATTGGATCGTTTATAAAGTTGAAGAGTCTAGTCGGATTCCAATGATGAGGTTTGTTAATCGTGAACAGGCTGAGTCTTGGATTGAAGCCTATTTGAATTTTGATGAAAGAATTGATAATGAATAAAAGAAGAAAGCCTAGTATAACTCCAGACTCAACTACTGTTAAGACTGATGAGATACAAGTCTCTCTCGAACCGATAATTAAAAAACAAGTATTCGATATAATTGGCTCGGTTCCAGACGTTTCTATGTTTCGCGCAAAGAGACTTTGGGATTATAATTGGAGAGTAAACATTTGGTGCGAATATGACTCGGAAACCGAATTGTCCGTTCTAAAAAGAACAAGAATAGCGTATAGTTACTTTATCCGAACCGATAAAGAAGGTAATATCTTAAACAGTGACCCAGAGCTTGGAGTTAAGCAATGAATGAAATTCAATTTTTACTCGAACTACAAAAAACAAAGAAGTCTTATAAGTGGCATGTTGCCGGAAATAAGATTCGTGGCGTAGCGCGAAATGGTAGAGACAAAGGTGAACTATTTGATCCAATTACAGCAGTATCACGATACACTGGAAATGGAACATATGAAGTAACTCAACGTGGTCGTAAACGTGCTGGAAGATCAGCCGGACTTAGTACCACCCTAACTAACACGGTTATTGATGCGGCTGACGCTAAGAACAATCGTGGTGGTAGTCAGGTTCTTCGTGGAAGAATCAAACAAGTTTTAGAATTAAAATAGCCAAGTTTAGTAACTTATTCTTAGAGAAAGGAAATGTAATATGGCTGCTTTTAACAAATCCGTTTTAGTTGGTAATCTTACCAATGATCCAGATTGCGCTCAAGTTGGCGAGAAGAAAACTACAAAGTGTAGCTTTCGTATTGCTGTAAACAACCCACGAAACAAAGAGGAAGTTCTATATATGAACATTGCTGTTTGGGGTAAATCAGCAGAGTCTTGTCACAAGTATCTGCAAAAGGGTAGTTCTGTATTAGTCGAAGGACGTATTCGACAAGCGAAACTGGAGAATGGTTCATACTGGACTGAAGTTGTCGCTGATACAGTACAATTTTTGGGTAAGACAAAAACAGCGGAAGAAGCAAATGTAATTGCTTCGGAAGATATTGAAGAAGATTTAGCTTTTTAATTAGGTGCTGAAGATGAACTCTAAACAAAAATTTATGATCGCTCTAGTTTTCCTAACGATGTTAAATCTTGGAATTCTACAACAATGGCAAATATCAAATCTTTCTAATCAGTTAGATATTTCTGATATGCGTGCAAAAGTAAACACAGAATTCGCTGATGAGCTTCTGTGGTTACAACTTAATGATGTTGAACAGTTGACTAAGGACAATCTGATTGCTCAAGGTAAACTGGAAGGGATGATTGAGTATTATGCCCAAGACGAAGGTACTCGAACTCAAATCGACAACCTTTGGCACGAAGGGTATATGAGAGGTCTTGGTCAAGTTGAGTGGGAACATGACGTACTGTCAGAATCCAACTACAACAGAGGTTATAAAGAGGCTCTCGAAAAGGCTTTTCCCAATGGAGATTATCCACAATATGTGAATTATCCACCAAGAGAAGTCAAAGGTAATGCAATTAAGACTCCAGAGTTTGACAACAAGCTCGAAGGTCTTAAAGACAATACCGAAGTCGTTGACCAGCTTAATGAAAAAATTAAGCAGATCAAAGGCGAGCAATAACTTATGGTTGTTGCTAGAATAGCGGTGGAGGTTACACTTCCATCGCTATTTTTTTGGACTTGTAGCTCAGTTGGTTAGAGCAGGGGACTCATAATCCCTTTGTCGTAGGTTCGAGTCCTACCAAGTCTACTTAACCATCGCCTATTTATAGACCTAACGGCTATACCTGCGCAGGGTGGGCGATGGTTATAATACAGTGTATAATATGGTATGACATCTACAGAAAAATTAATAATAATTATGGAACACAGAGATTCATTAGCAATAGTTACTGGTTCTCATTTGTTAGCTACAGGCATATCTTTTATACTCATGAGTTTTCTATGTAAAAACTAGGGGGTGAATAGGGTTCGACTGGTTGTTAAAATAATAGTTGCATTGAGTAGTTGAACGAAGGGCTACTTAAAAAATCGTTCAAACTTTTTAAGTGTAGAAGAGAATTTCGCACTAGCCGCTTAATGCGGTAGGGGTATCACAGCCCTGTAAACCAAATAGTGATGACGCAGATAAATCTGATAGAGATTGTGCGCTTTAACACCCTGCACATGATAGTAATAATTTACTTGACTCCGATAATCGGATAACTTTGTTTGTTGTGTGATTACAATAAACTAACAATGTAGAAACTATTACAGAGGCAATACAGGACGGCGGTTCGATTCCGCCCACCTCCACTAAAAACCATGACTAATTATACTAATAAAAAGAAGTACCGCAAAAAGAAAGCTAAGGAAGAAGCTAGGAAGAAAAAGCAAGCTAGAAGAAGCCGAGCATTAAAAGCGGAAAACAGGGAAAAGAAAGCCATTGAAAAAATACAGTGGCAGAATAGAGCTAGGGTAACTCCAATTAAAAAACAAGAGGACTAATGGCCTCATAGTTAAATGGATATAACAAAGGTCTTCTAAACCTTAGTTCGGGGTTCGATTCCCTGTGGGGCTACTGAAAGGACAAACATGGGCTGGATTGGATTAGCGATAACTGTTGTTTGCTACATAATAGCCGCCTATGAATTCTACAGGAAAGGTAACTACGGAACATGTGTTGCTTTTATTGCATACGCAATAGCCAATGCTGGTTTCATATATGAGTTAGTAAAAAAATGAAAATAACAGACGCAGACTTAGATAAAATATTAGCTGCGTATGATGATCCTAACTTACAACAAGCCGCTATTGAGTTTGTTGGCTACTTAAAAAGATTTGATAAAACAGAAGATGATGAATACATCTATAAGATGGAAGAGGTTGCTGACAGAATAAAAGACAGGATTCCATACGACGAAGTTCAGTTTAATGGTGCATGGACTAAAGAACCTAGCTTTGTATTAATGGCTACTACAATGAAGATGATTACTCTTGAGTACCTTCCAAGCCTGAAGGACGAAAAAGATTTCTAAAAGTTTTCCCTAATTTTTGAAAAAGGGTACTTCCTCTTTTCGATTCTGTACGATAGACTATGTATATCGTTGATAAACATTCTCTTTCACATTGAGGAATCGAATTATGAAATTGCAGAACGAAGTAAACAATGTTGTACGCTCAGATGACTTTGAGCAATCCAATTACACGATTGAGGCATCGGCTAAAGCCTTCTCAATCCTCTCAGACGGCCTGTACTCAAACAAGATCAGGGCTGTGATTCGTGAGCTATCTACAAATGCTTACGATGCTCATGTTGATGCTGGCAAAGCTGACGTTCCATTCAATGTCACCATGCCAGATAGATTCAATCCTCAATTTGCGATTCGTGACTTCGGCACTGGCCTATCTCACGAAGACTGCATGAATCTTTACACTACATACTTTGGTAGTACGAAGACTGATACTAATGATGCAGTTGGATGTCTTGGTCTTGGTAGCAAGTCGCCATTTGCTTATACAGATAGTTTCATTGTTACTTCTTATCACAATGGCAAAGTGCGTATTTATAATTCTTTCAAAGATGAACACAATAAGCCTGTGTTTGCTTTGATGTCAGAAAATGATACTACTCAGCCTAATGGATTGCATGTATTGTTCAGTGTAGATGCTGATGATGTACAGGAGTTCGAGCAGGAAGCTAAAGAAGTATACAAACACTTCAAGGTTAAGCCTAACTTCAATAGCGATATTGAAATAGAAAAGTTCGATTATGTCTTTACTGGTAGCACTTGGGGCTTAGTCAATAAAGATGCCCAGCGACGATGGGATATTAAAGCTAAAGCTATCATGGGTCAGGTTGCATATGATCTTGATAGAGAACAGTTTTCAGACAATGATACTGTTACCGCTGTATTGAAAAGCAATGTGCATATCCACTTTGCTATTGGCGATGTAGACATTACACCAAGTCGTGAATCTCTTAGTTACAACGAGTATACTAAGAAAGCTATCGTTGAGGCTTGCGAGTTTATTATTGAAGAGTTGAAAGAGACTCTTGGCGAGAGCTTTGATGACTGTCCTACACATTGGGATGCACGAATCAAATACAAGAACTTTCGCAGAGAAGGTGGTCACTTGAATGAGATAATCAGATCATTCAGTGATGACATTAAGTGGAATGGCAAAGACTTGTTTGATGATGCTTACGATAGAGTATATGTACCAAAGAAGACTGTTCCAGACTACAATGGCGGAGATATGGAAGTTCCCAAGTACAAGATGCGTAAGATGTACCGAGATTTCTGGAAGACTGCTATTGCTTGTGACGATACGGAGTTCATTAGATTTGATAATGGTACTAAGAACATAGTGCTAATCCTCGATGACCTGAAACGTGGTGCTGTTGCTCGTACTCGAAAGTATGCTAAGGAACAACTTGGCGACAAGCATGACCGAGAGAAGAACAAGTTTGAGTATTACCTAATTAGTGGTGGCGATAAAGAAGCTATCATGAAATGGTTGGGCTGTGCTGAAGAACATTTGATTCTTGCTTCAAGTCTTGAATCAGTTACTAGAAGTAAGAGCAATAACTCTGGTGCTAGTTACAGAAGTAAAGTATGTGTCTGGGATTACAGTCGTGGTCAATGGAAAGATATTGAAGTAGACATGGAAGAAGGTGGTCTATACTTCGAGATCAATCGCTATGAAATTGTTGGTCGTGATGGCAATCGCATGGGTGATTGGAATAACATCAGAAAGTTCAATGAGCTACTTGTAGATATTGGCTGTGAGATTGATGAGGAAGTTCCTATCTACGGCATCAAGAGCCAAGAGCTAAAGAAGAAGAAGTTCAATGCTAATGGTCAGTGGACTAGTTACTTCGAGTACATGCAGTCGGCATACAATGATCGTATTACTGAAGTCCTTGAGTGGAATGTTGAACATATTGCTTGGAGACAACATGAAACTTCTGAACGTGAACTTGTTGCTAACTGGTTGTCTGAAGTAGACAATCTACCTGAAGAGATACGAGAGTATGTTGATGACTACAAGTGGTATCGTTCAAACGAAAAGCTGTGGGTTGCCATGAGTTCGCTCAAGAGGCATCTTGGCTTAGGTCGTGGTCTTCAGGATGATGTCGATGTAGACCCTATTGAGTGGAATAACAGAGAGAGTAAAATCACTGAGACTTTCCCTGTACTGAACTACACCAGTCTTCACTCATACTACGACAATGAAGCAGAACGAGACATTCGTAAAACACACATTCTGGACTACATCAAATTAGTCCTTTCCAGTAAATAGTTTTTTAATTTTAGGAGTATTGATATGAGTTACATTGTAAGTAACAAAGGCGTTGTAAATTGTGTTGTCGCTGGTAAGACCTACACCTTCGACAAAAACCATCCGAACTATACCAAGTTAGTAGGTCACTTGATTGACAGTAATGTTGAATACTTTGAAGCTGACTATGATGTTGCTACGGCAATAGACAACTTCTGTGAAGGATACATTGACGTTAAAAATGGTACACTTCAGTGGGATGGTATTGAGATGCCAGAACTATTCACTGACCGTATCATGAAGATGAAGACTGAAGGGTTTAACTTCCAACCAATGTTGGAGTTCTTGAACAACATGAACGAGAATCCTTCTGACCATGCTATTGTGGAGTTGTTTGACTTCATGCAACATGAACACTTACCTATCACTGATGATGGTCACTTCCTTGCATACAAGGCTGTGAACAAAGACTTCAAAGATAAGTGGAGTGGAACCTTTGACAACTCAGTTGGTAATGTAGTTGAAGTTGATCGAGATAGTGTTGATAACAATCGTAACAACGGTTGTAGCAAGGGACTTCATGTAGGTTCTTTGGATTACGTCAAAGACTATGGAAGTGAAGATGGTGGCGATCAGTTCTTAGTGGTCAAAGTCAATCCTATGGATGTAGTAAGCGTGCCTCATGATGCACGATACCAGAAGTTGCGTTGTTGCAAGTACGAGGTCGTGGCTCTGTTCACTGACCCACTCAAGGATTCCGTTGAGATGAGCGACAAGCCGCCTGTAGAGGTCGAAGTGACTCACTACGATGAGGCATGGCGTGACAATGTTCGTGAGCGTATCGAGTCACTGACAGCCCTCATGACTGCATAGCTTGGTGTGCGTTGCACCATCGGGATGACAGGTTGCCCATACGACCTGTCGTCCCGAATCTTTTTACTGAAAATTGCCAAATCAGTATAGACCTGCTGGAGTTGCTAGTGTAGACTGCCGACTCGTTCTTTAACAATTTGGTTTTTTTAAGGGGAAGCATTATGCTTTCAGAACAAGTATTCTTCCGTTTCGTGGAAGAAAAGATTGACGAATTGACTGGTTATGCTGATGCGCAGGCTGAAGTTGGTAACAGTAGAAAAGACCTTGATGAATTGCTATATGGTTATCCATATTGCTTAGATGAAGTTACCTACAAAGCCTACAAAATGCTTGCGAAGTCTGAAGATTCATCAAGTTTTCTTATTGCAGACATTAGTAAACTTCCAGAACACATTGATATAAACGAAGTTTATTGGAATGAACAAAGCGATAGTTTTGAAGAATTTGTTCTCATGTGGATTCAAGATGGTAAGTCTTGTATTCAGAGATTGATGAGGGGCTATCGCAGTTTTGGAGTTGAACTAACTCCTCTTCAACTTATTTTATGTTCATCAGCACTATTACAGGAGAAGTAGAAATGTCTGACGATGTATTTGGAGTGCGTAAAGCACTCGACAATTATCACGAAGTTAATGAACTTGACCCAACCGATCCGAGTTACATGCCGCAGTTACAACGCGCGGCTGAGAAGCTCTCAGACGCTCTGTCGTCTGTCGCTGACTACTGGGATGAGGTAAGGGACGACTAACGATTGGCTGGTCATCCAGAGCCGTTATGCGGCTTTGGTTGGCTGGCCTTTTTTATTGAGAGGTTATCAAATGTTGAAAACAAAGATCAAACTTAATTTGGGTGAGCGACTACTTTGTAAAGGTATAGCTTCAGCTAGATACAAGACTGCCAGAAAAGCTGGTGTCAAAAACAGTAGAGTTGGAAACCAGTCCGATGTAGAAACGGACTTAGAAGGAGTTGCGGCTGAGTTAGCTTTTGCTAAGTTCTATGGCAAGTATCCATCAGGGGTATTCGATCTTGGAGCTAGATCATCAAAGAACGGAGAAGACAAAGATGGAGACATCTCTATCAACGGTCTTGTGATTGATGTCAAAGCTACCAAGTATGCCAGAGGCAGATTGATTGCAGCGGAATGGAAAGACCATGACTCTATTGATTACTACGCTCTTGTAGTTGGAGAGTTTCCAGAATACGAAGTCAAAGGTCTTATGAGTTCTAAAGACTTGATAGTAGAAGACCGTCTTAAAACTTTACCACGCGGGGCGAATAAGGTCTATCAAGCAGAACAGCATGAACTCTACTTTCCAGAGGAGTTATATTAAATGGATAAAGGCACATTGATAGTTGTTAATGGTTTGTTGTTTACTGTTTTTTTGCCGATACTTGCTTTTGTATTTCCTAAATTGTTTACGTTTCTTAGGTTTATAAAAGAGTCACCTTTGGAATCAATAATGGAAGAAGAAAGAAAACGTATTGCTTATCAGCTAGAGCTATCTCGTCTAAATACTCTTGAAGAGAATGTAGTCTCTACTGAAGAGGAGTTAGTCGAAGAGCTGACAGCCGATTCGGTGATAACTGATACTATCGCAGCTTTAGTTTCAACAGGCTTTAAGAAGAAGGATGCTGAAAAGGCGGTAAAAAGAGTGGCTTACAATGAGAACTTTAGTAGTGCAGAAGATCTACTAATAGCGACATTGGATAGAAGTAATACTTAATTGTGTATAATAAGGTGAGACTATGAGTAGGTTAAAAGGTATGACCGCATATTTGTGCGGAGCTATGGATAGAGTTGAAGATGGTGGAGTAAAGTGGAGAAATTACATTACTCCTAAACTTCAACAACTTGGTGTTGGGGTATTAGACCCATGTGATAAGCCAAGTGATTATGGCACTGAAGACATTGATACAAGAGATCATATAAACAGCTTAAAGAAACGCAGTAAGTATGATGAAGTATCTGAAATAATGAAACCAATTTGTGCTATAGATTTGAGGATGGTTGACATCGCTCACTTCATTGTGATGAGCTTAGATGTCGATACACACCTGTGTGGCTCTTATCACGAAGCCTCAGTTGCCATAGCTCAGAAGAAGCCTGTTGTCATAATGTGCAAACAGGGGAAGGAAAATTTGCCAAATTGGATGTTTGGCGTGGTTCCCCATGAAATGGTATTTTCAAATTGGAGTGAACTATTGGAGTATTTACGTCACGTTGACGAAGATGACGATGCAAAACATATGAACCGCTGGCGGTTCTTTGACTTCGATAAGGTTTACAATGATGATAGATTTACAATTCAACCGTAGAGATTTTATAAGAGTTGGTGGTATTAGTGCTGGACTAAGCGCTATTGGACTATCAGATATAAAAGCAGAAGACGCTCCTTTATGTTTATCGCCAAATGATAAATCCGTTATATGGATTTGGCTTGGCGGTGGAGCAACACAAGTAGAAACATTCGACCCAAAACCAGATGCTCCTGATAATGTCAGAGCAGTCAATGGCTGGGTTAAAACAAATGCTGGCTATAGAATTGGCGCTGACTGGGAAAACTTAGCAACAGTTGGTGACAAGATGACTGTTGTAAGATCGTTTGCTCATGGTAATGCTAGTCATAGAACTGGTACTCATTGGGTAATGACTGGTTATAACAGCACAGACAATACGCCATTATCACCAGCTTATAACCCTTCATACGGTTCTATGGTCGCTAGTTCGTATGGATCGAATAATCCAATTACTGGTATGCCAGCTTATGTAAGAGTCAATAACATTACTTACGATGGTGGAGCTTGGTTAGGTACTGATTACAAACCTTATGAAGCCACTGGCGAAGGTGTTAAAAACCTACAGCTTAAAATTGATAGAGAGCATTTTCTCGGTCGTCAGGATTTGCTTACGGGTCTTGATAGATTGCGAGACAATACTGGCCTGCGCGATCAATCCTACAATATGCTTCTTGGTAATATTGCAGATGCTTTTGATGTTAAAAAAGAAGACTCAAAGAATTTAGAAAAGTATGGAAGTGGCATTGGAGAACAGCTACTTCTAGCCAGAAGACTTGCCGAAAGAGGCACTAAATTCGTTACAGTCCAATATGGTGGCTGGGACATGCACTCTAATATCTCTAAGTCATTAAAGGGTAGAGTTCCTCCAGTCGATAAAGCTCTTACTGCTCTAATCAAAGATATACACGATAGAGGTCTTAATAAAGATATTATGGTTGTTGTTACCGGAGAGTTTGGCCGAACGTATAAAATTAATGCCAACTCTGGTAGAGATCATTGGCCTAAATTATCACCATTAATGATTTCTGGTGGAGATTTCTTTATGGGGCATGCTCTTGGTGAATCTACTTCTAAAGCAGAAGAACCAAAGACAGACCCGCACAACCCACAGAATTTAACAGCAACATTACTTAAACACTTTGGTATTGACCAACACACGCAGAGATTAGACATGGCTGGAAGGCCACGTTATTTCTTGGATGTTGGCACAGAGTCTATTCTTTAATAGGCATTGAGGAGGATTTGTCACTAGGAACCTAACATTTGAGGTGACAAATGAAAAAAATTTGTTCAACTATAAAGTTTGTTTTTGAAAATGCGTATTACGCTAGTGGTACAGCGTTCTTCATATTTTTAATTTACGTTTTAAGCAAGTTTAATATGTGGTGGTGATATGAATATTTTATTCCTATTACTATCTGTCGCTTGTGGCTATTCGGATGATGGATCAAAGACTGGTTTTAAGCGACTAGATAGGTTCATGCAAAGAATAGAAAGAAGGCATTTAAGAAAGATAAAGAGGCTCTATTATGAAAAAGGTATTGATAATATTGGCGATTTTGATGGTTACTGGAACACTGAAAGCTCAAGAAAAAAGAGTAATAACGGTTCCTAAACCTCAAGCTAAAGAATTACCAAAAGGATTTGGAGTTCCTATTCAAAGACCACAGGGTTTTGGAAAACAACAATGGCAACAGCCTAGACAGGCTCAGCCTCCTGTTCAAAAAAACCATACTCAAGGAAGAATCATAATTGGACAACCAATGTATTATCCTTACTACAGGAATTACAGTTGGGTTAGGAACAACCATAACTTTCACCCCCATTGGTGTGGATGCGGTATGTGTTGTCCTCCTATTATAATCCAACCGCAGCCTGTTCCCGTATACCCAATGCCATTTGGCGGGTTTTACTTTCAATTTAGGTTTTAACAATGAAGAAACTAAACATACTCTGCCTAGTAATAATGGCAATTACGATAGGATGTTTAGGATTGAACAATTACAGATTGGAAAAAAGAATAAGCCAGCTCGAATCTAATGCGATTCATAGTAATATGTTTATTAATGATACTGCTATGAAACTTGAAATGTTTTTGAGCATGATAGAAGAGGAGATGCACTCATCAATTAGAAGAATATCAAGACCGATAGCAAGAGAAGAGGTTATAAAGGGCTTCCAAGAATTTGCTAAGAACTTCCGCAATGCAGGAGTTCAGAAAGGTTCTTCTAATGAAATCCCTAATGAGAAATCTAAAAGGGATAACTAAAGAGGATTGCTTACTTTTAAGAAGTTATATTTTTTTATTAGCCTTGTTTGTAGCTCCTATATTATTTGCGGGAGCCTCTTTGGGTCTTTTGATAGACATATATTTGAGTGTTAAGTGAGGTTTGATATGAAGTTATTAGATAGACTTAACAGGGAATTGATTACCGTTTTGGTTTTAGCCGGATTATTATTTACTTGTGTATTCATTATCCTTGCCTTCTTGATAGAATTAGAAAATAAAGCTAGAGGGACAAAAAAGGCAAATGATAGACAAAACGGATATAATATATACAAAGTCTTGGATGGATCTAGCGGAAACAAGCTATGATTCAAATTCAGATGACGGATCAATACCTGAATCTGGAGTTGTGTACTGTAATATAGAACACATTCACAAGTTCTTTGAAAAGTGCAAACTTACCGACAATAAATACATAGTAATAAGTGCTTTCAGTGATTTCGGGGTGTCCTTGCAAGAGGAACATCCCGTTTCTATAGACATGCTAAAGTTCATTCCATTCTTGGAATCAGACATTGCAAATCTTGGTTATAAAGCTCTACAAATACCACCAAGATGTGAGCTAGATAAATGCAACATAGAAGATAAGTATTCTGTAAAATGCTATGCCTATACTTATTCTACATTCCCTGAAATACCAAACAATATAGTTAAATGGTTTACTTCTAATGCTCAGGTAAAAGATGATAGAATAGTAAACATACCTTTAGGGGTTCATAAACGAGAAGATGAGCCTTGTTACAGCCTAACAAACCCGCTTCTAGTTAATCGCTCTGACCGAGTGAATTGGATGTATTTGAATTGGCAAGACAACACAATAGATAGGTTTAAGATGAAAAATGCCTATATGCAACTCGATCCAGATTGGGTTACAATAGTCAATGACCCTAAACCGTACAAAGAATATATAAAAGATTTGTCACAACATTCATTTGCGCTTTGTCCTGAAGGGAATGGTTTAGATTGTTATAGGATGCTTGAATGTCTTTACTCGGGATGTGTTCCTATAGTAAGAAATCATAGTGCGTATTCTTACATGAATGATATGCCTCATGTAAAAGTCAACGAATGGAGAGAAATAAATCCAGAGTTTCTGAAAAACCAACTAAAAAGATTAAGCATGTCACAGTTTGATATGAGTAAAATAAAATTGAGTTATTGGAAAAACCAGATCGAACAACTAAAAACTTTACTAAGAGACAAAGTATGACTGGATTAATGGCTGGATTACTAGCTTGGGCAATAGAATTAGGTGTCGCAGCTATCATGTTCATGACTCTAAGACACGAAGAAAAAAAAGTATTAAAAAGAAGGAAGAAAAAATAAATGTCTTTTTTAGATACAACACACTCAATCAATTTAGCCTGTCCTATTAACCAGCTTGGATATGGGGTTTCTGGACTTAATATATCTAAGGCATTAATTGAACTAAAACATGATGTAGCTCTATTTCCAATCGGTCCAATAGAAGCTCCAGAAGAATATACTCAAATGCTAAAGATGTCTATTGGAGCAGCCAGAACTCCAAACTGGCAGGCTCCTTCAATCAAAATGTGGCATCAGCATGATATGTCACAATTTGTGGGGAATGGAACAAAATATGGCTTTCCCATTTTTGAGTTAGACCGTTTTACCGATTTAGAATTACACCATCTTCATTATTTGGACAACTGGATGGTCGCTTCTGAGTGGGCAAAGGGTATAATTGTAGAAAGCTTATCAAATATAAGAGGAGAAGATTACGTCAAAGAGCATACTCATGTGGTTCCATTAGGAGTAGACAGGTCAATTTTTAGAGAAGCGGTTTCTCACAGAAAAGAAACTATATTCTTTAATTGCGGAAAATGGGAAGTAAGAAAAGGTCATGACATATTAGTAAAAGCATTTAATGAAGCTTTTAATGAAGATGATGATGTTGAACTTTGGATGATGGCAGATAACCCTTTCTATCCTGAAGAAGAAAATTTTAGATGGGAACGTCTTTATAGAAGTTCTAAATTAGGAGAAAAGATACGTATCATACCAAGACAGAAAACGCAGCAAGATGTGTATAATATTATGACACAGACTGATTGCGGTGTGTTTCCTGCTAGGGCTGAAGGTTGGAATTTGGAACTTCTTGAAATGATGAGTTGTGGCAAGCAAGTAATTGCTACAAACTATTCAGCGCATACAGAGTTTTGCAATGAAGAAAACTGTCTTCTTGTAGACACTAATGAAAAAGAAGATGCCAAAGACAATTTTTGGTTTAGAGGTCAAGGACAATGGGCTTCTATTAAAGATGAGCAAATCACTTCTTTGGCTGAACATATGAGAAGTGTTCATGAGAAAAAGAAAAAGGATGAGTTAAACATAAACCAAGCTGGTATAGACACCGCCAAAAAATTTAGCTGGGAAAACTCAGCTCAAAAAATTATAGAGGCTATTGAAAAAGATGATTCACATACTTAATGCGACCGGTGGTTCTGAAGAAATAAATCAGATTAAATACGAGGGTCAACCAAGAGAAAAAGACAAAAAGGAGATGCAAAAAGACACTCCTCTTGTAACTGTTGATTGGATTGACTTAATTCCTGCTCCTCCTGAAAACACTAGCGACTCTACAAAGCTAGACCTACAGGAACTTGAGAGAGTCACCAGAAACTTGTCAAAAGAAGACTTTGATTTGGTCATGACTGTTGATAAAGAACCTTCTGACCTGTTTATGCCTTACCTGAAGAGGAATGGATTAACCTATCCTAAAGAATTAATTGATCTAGTCTTGGAAAATGTTTATCCAATATGGTTGAAACTAAAGTATCACTATAGAAGAGCTAGACCTTTTCAGATAGCTCCTCATCTTGGTTTTACAATATCTGTAATACAAACCAGTACCCATCAAACCCCAGCTTATCCTAGCGGTCATCAAGCAGAAGGCTCAGTTATAGCCGAAGTGTTATCTAGTATTTACCCTGAACACAAAACTAAGCTCTATGAAATTGGCGCTATGGTTGGAAGAGGTAGAGTTCTTCAAGGGGTACATTATCAGTCTGACAATGACGCTTCGATGATTATGACTAGATTATTGTGGCAAAACATTAAGGAGAACCTAAAGGGAACAAAGTATGAACAACAATGATTGATCTTTTTATACCTTCTAAAAATAGAGCCATGCAGCTTAGATTTCTTTTAGAAAGCGTGGCTGAGAACATGCCTTCATTCTTTAATGAAATTAAAATACTCTATACCTACACAGACGATAATTTCAAAGAAGGCTATGAAAAATTAATAAACGAAAAAATTCTACCCAACATAGTCTGGCAAAAAGAAGAAGACTTTCTACAAGATTTTTTGCAATGTATTGAGTCCTGCAAATCAGATTACATATGTGGAATGGTTGATGACTGCGTAGTTTACAAAAGAGTTTCAGTGTCAAGCAATATAGTAGAAGAACTCATAGACGACGAAGTCCTTTGTTTTTCTTTGAGATTAGGCTTGAACACTAAATTGCAAAACTATCTTGAGAGTTGGAAAATTAAACTGAGTAAGTATCGAGAAAACGAAATAGGAATAAAATGGAATTACTCTGATTACGAACGTCGTTGTAATTATGGCTATCCTATTTCATTAGACGGTCATATATATAGACCTAAAGAGCTGTTAAAGTTTTCAACAAAGAGGGAATTTGATAGCTTGAGGAGCTGGGAGGCAAACACTGTCTATTCTTGTGGTACAGACCAATCTGCTAAAAAGCATATGGCTTCTTTTAAACAAAGTATACTTTTCAGTATTCCATGTAATTGTGTCCAATATGACGAAACTATGGTTTCTGGAGAAGTACATTCTTACACAGAAGAAGAATTAAACAAGAGATATTTAAATAATGAAGTAATATCTTTTTGGGGTATGCAATATGCTTTCCAAAATGTAAATTGCACACATAACGAAGTTAAGTTTTATTTTAAGAAACTGTAAGGAGAGGAAAATGCCTGACCACAAAACTCACGCGATACAGTATCTCTATCAAGAGGCTCTGACGGATAAATCAAAAGCAGAGCTTTCCCTTGACCTTTTACTTAATAAAGCTGTTGGCATTGGAGATCACTCTACTGGCGACTTCCACCAGAATTTAAGAGAAGCTCTCGACAGTTTGGTAGATGCTGAAGACAGAATACAGCTACTCAAGTCAAGGTATCCAGAAAATGTTCAAAAAATGGCTCGGTAAAAAAGAAGAAAAGATTGAAGAAAAAGAAA